CTTATCAAGCTGTTGAGCGTGCTTAGCTAAAACTGTTTGTGCCAACTCTATATCTTCTCCAGTAATAAGATCGTCTACTCCATAATCGTCTGAACCGCTTCCTAATTGAGTATAGTTAATGCTCAAAGTTGGCTGAGTGTAAGAAGGAGCAGTTCCTAATCCACCTATAATTGTATCTGATAAAGTAGGAGCAGTTGGTGCTGAAGAGCTAATACTTAAATCTGAAATAGAAGGAGCTGTACTTAATGATATAGTTGGTGGTATATAAGAAGGAATATTGTTTGTAATAGTTGCTTTTGTAACAGCTGCAACAGATGCACTTCCAACTGCTACGCTTGATGAATCTGCATTAGACGCATCAGAATAAGAAACAACACTAAGGCTAGGTGCAGAAGGCAGTGAAGCACCGACACTTAAAGCACTAATACTAGGAGCACTTGTTAATGTTAAATTTGTTTTTGAATACATTGGAATATTTGTTGTTACATCTGCGTCAGTTATAGAAGGAATAGAAACAGTAGCAACAGATTCTCCAGAAGTTGATACATCTCCTAAAGAAACATCTACATAATCAACTACTCCCAATGTTAAAGCAGATGGTGCAGAAGCACTCACATTTAAAGAGCTTATACTTGGAGGACTGGTTAATGTTAAACTTGTTTTAAGATAAGTAGGTGCCGTAGATAAAGCTCCTAAGGTAACTGTTGATACAGTCCCTGCGTTTGGAGTGCTAGGTATACTTAAATCTGCTGGCAATCCAGCGTTCTTTGTATTTAAAAATTTTCTAAGCATCTCTTTCGATGCGTATAATACAACTCCCCTATGCAGCTCTGATGGAAAATTACTTACAGAACTACCACCCAATGTAATAGATGCGGGTGAAATTTTTCTTACTACAGCATTTTCAGATGCAGTAGGTTCTGGTTGAACATATAATGTATCATTAATAATTGCATAAACTGGATCAATCTTACTACTGTAATAGATACTGTTTACGTCTTTATAATCGTCAAAGTTTTCAAAAGGAACTTCTAGAGCTTCCCTATTCCTAGTTCCGTCTCCTCTAGTAACAGAAACAATGCTTATAACTGAGCTAGTATCTAATGTATTACTACTATTATTTAAAACAGCATTAGATGTAAGCTTTTGAGCCATAGCTCTATTTCTACTTACATACTTTAGGACATATGACAATCCCTCGTTTAAATACAGCTGAGCTTCTGCCGTATAATCTGGACTATCTATATCTCCTACTATTGCTTCTATTTCTGTTTTAAAACTCATTTTTATTTAACCTTTTGTTTTCTAATTAAAGTCATTGAATCAGTAGATTGCTTAGTAATCATTTCAAGTTGCTGTTTAGTTTGTTTACTACGTCCTTGAGCAGCGAACTGTTGTTCTATTTGTTTCTTTTGAATTCTATTGTTTATTCTATTAGCAAAGCCTTTAGGTTTAAAGCTCATGCCTTGACCAGTATTGTGAGGTCTTTTAGAATTCCATTCCATAATCTTTTGTACTCCCTTTTTAGCAAGCTTTGTTGCTTTCTTACCAACAAACCTTACTCCTGCTGCCAATATTGGATTAGCCATTTTTTTTCTCCTAATTTTTTGGGGGAGTATATTTCAACTCCCCCTATTTACATTAACTAAGCAAACTGTAACACAGTGTGTGTTTCAGGAAGTTGAATTTCTAGACCTGCTTCTGTAAGAATCATGTCTTTTCTTCCGTCAACGTCACGGTCTTGAACGTTAGTGATAATTTGAGTATCTCTTGATACGCCATTACCCATTAACGGTCTGTAAGCTACGTTGTTTAGATCAATCATAATTGCAGTATTTGCATACGCACCTCTGAATAATGGTTCCATTACAAGGTTTAAATTACCGTATAATGTAGATATTCTAGTAACTAAGTGACCGAACTCACCTTGTACATTTTGAATATCTAAACCACTACCAACTTGTGAATTCAATGCCATAGTATTACCTAGGAATGAAGTTCCTCCAAGTTTGTTAAAGTATGACATCACAGCTCTTGAACAAAGAACAAGTTTCTCTCCGCTGTTTCCAGACTCTGGTGAGAAAACATCTTCCATTGCATCAATGAATGTGTCATATGAAGCGTCAGCATAAGTAAAAGTTTTCACTTTTCCATACTGCTCGGTGTAAGGTAAAATACCCCAAGTTCTACGAATAGGACCTGTTACTGTTGAATCGTCTGCACCGATACCGAATAACATTGCGTGCTCAAGATCCATCTTATGTTCCATAAGTTTTTCTTGATATACTCTCATGTATTCGTTGTTAACTCCACGATAACGTGTAGCTAGAGCTGTACCAGAGAAAAGAGGTACTGAAGTCTTAAAGATTTGACAGTATCCTTCTCTGTTGTAGAACTCATCGTGCCATGATTCTGGATCAGTAGAACCTTCAGCAAAAGCTGAACCAACAACTTGACCTTTCATGTCAGCATCGAATCTTAATTTAGAAGCAGATGCTGGTGTGATTTGTCCAGCGTTAGTTGCAGTTGCTCCATTGGAGCCACTTGGTTTGTAATTTACTCTAATAAAACTCATTACAAGTCTTGCAGCGGCAGCATCTGATGCTAGATCAGGTGCAGCTGTAAGTTTATAATAAGCTATAGCAGGTGTGTCACTTCCATTAGAACCGTCAGCATCGTATTCACATTCGATTGCTACGATTTGATTCTCTAATAAAAAGTTTGGTTGTTGTCCTGCTGTCTCTCTTCCGAATTTGTCATAACCACAATCAACATCAAAAGCAGCTCCAGAAGCAATGTTCCAGTTAGCGTCACTACCTGAGTGACCTGCTGTAACCTTATCTGCTTGAACTTCAAAATTACGTCTTTGATATTGGTGTCTTTGTTCTAAAAACTTAAAGACGGGATCGTCTGTAGGCACTTTAGCAACGTTAGACAAATATGTGAAGAAAGGTGATTGTGCGGGAGCTAATTCAGCAACTCTCTCACCAAAGTTGAAGATTCTTCTATCAACATTGATGCTAGTTCCCTGAACCGCTTCTCCTGGTGTCATGCTATATACATTCGCCATCATTTATCTCCTTTATTTAAAAGGATTCCTTTTTTTATGATTTGTAATCATGGAATCCATCATTAAATCCTCTACATTTTTTGATGACTGCACATTTGCACCTGGTTGTACACCTATTGGCGTAGGAATACTAAGATTCTGTTGTCTTTTATTCATAAGGTTTTGTTTTTCCTGAGCTTGTGGGGTTATCTGTGTAACCTGTTTTGGGACATTTCCCGTGTTCATTTTATGTAACTTAACCAAATTGTCTAAAGACAATGAATCTGGACTACTCATTTTAGATATAAAGTCTTCTGCTTCTTGAGGAGTGTAACTATATCTTGTTTGCAAATCGCTAACAAGCTTTTGATTTCTTTGAAATTCAGCTGCTTGCTGTTGTTGCACACGAGATTGTTCTTCACGTTGTTCCTCTACAGATGTCATATAACTAGTAATTTCATCCAAATACTGCTCTTGTTTCGCCAGGAATTTTCCTGATTCACTTTCAGAGTCAGCCAGTGCCTCAGAGTGATCATAGTCAGCAGGCTTTCTAGGTTTAACAGGCTTTTCCAATTTAACTGTTTCCTTTTCAGCTGGTTTTGCTTCAGGTGATTGTTGTCCTTTCATAAGGTCTGAGACCTGAGATTTCAACAATTCAACTTCAGCAGAACGTTTGTCTGCTTCACTTTGCCAGTATCTATAACTGTCACTTTCACTCTTTGGATCAGATGTATCTTGAACATCAGAAGGGTTACTTTCAGGATTTATCTCTGGTTCAGGTTCAGTAGTTGCAACAAACTGTTCCTCTTTTTGTCCAAAAATTTCACTAAAAATGTCTTCTTGAGAAGTGGTTTGAGTTGCAGTCTCTGTACTTTCCACTTTTTGTTCCTCTACATTGTCCATCTTTTTTTCTTCTTGCATTATTTATCTCCTTCTCTAACTCTCCATATCCTCAGGGGTAACATCAAAAAGATTAGTATCTTCCATCTGTTCTACCTCTTCAGGGCTAACGGAGTTTATTAGATTTGATTTTGCATCTCCAAGCCTAGCTTTATATAAGCTGGCTGCCATATCAGCACGATTAGATATTTTATCTAACTCCCCACTGAATTTTTCTACTTCAAGACGTTTCTTAGCATGTACTGCTTCTCTATCTGAAGTTTGTAAGTCTCCTTTGACTTTCTTTAATTCTTCTTGTAGCATTTCTAGCTGTTGTGCCATCTGTTGCATTTGTCCTGCACGTGCTAGCACTCCTTCTATATCTACCACTTCTGTCTTCTTTAATACTTCTACTTGATCTATCAATCCAGCTTGGTACATTTGCATATAAGTATTTAACATTGCCATTCTATTTGAAGGTAATGTAGATCCAGATACTATAATAAGGTCATATTTTCCTACACCAATATCGTGAAACCTTGTTACAGATCCATCTTCTTGTTGTTTGTAGAAATTAATTCTTTCTTCTTTCTCTAATCCGTTAGGTTGTATTAGCCTAATTACTTTTTCTTCTGTGTATAATTGTTGTATTAAAGGCACAGCAACCTTACCAACTTGATTTAAAAAGTTTTCTATGTCATCTCTTCTTGATTTAATTCTACGCTGGCCAAACTCATCTACAGCTAATGTTCCCCTGTAAGTAGACGGTGCACTTTGACCACTACCTTGCATAAGTTCAAAAATACCAAACCCATATTCAAGGTCGTATTTAGCATCTGCTTCATTCTTATACAGTTCATTTGGAAGAGGGACTGGGCCAGCTACAATCGGCGCACCTAATTCTGCATCAAACTCAATAACACTTGTACCTGCTTTGCTCCACTCTTGCTCTATTTGTCTTAAGTCAGCAGAACCTCTAGGTATTAATAGCTTAACGTTAGTACTTGTACTAGCATGTGCTATAATTAAAGAACGTATTTTATTAATATATTCTTGTAAAGGTCTATATAGTCTTACATCAGATTCAGGATATGGATTTCTATGATGCACATTCATTAAAGGTATGACAGGATAATCTTCTGTTGGAAGCATTCTTTTGTATAGTAATCTATCTCCTACGGTAACACACATCTCTACACAAGGTTTTATAATCTCGTTAGCTGTAATTGCTCCTAAACCTATTAACTCTTCTGTAGTCATAGGAATAAGTATAGTAGTACTACCTGGGATTGAGTTTTCATCTTCTTCTCCTGGAACTCTAACTGGAGGTTGAGGGACTACCTGACCCGTATCATCCATTACAGGTTCTGGAAGTTCATAGTGAAAGACTCCTCCAGTCTCCATTAACACATCTATTAATCCAGATATAGCTTCTTCTTCAAATATAATTACTTCTTCTCCAGTAATTTTTCTTATTTTCATATAGTTCTTAGTAAGATAAGAATCATATTCACCTGAGTCGAATAAAAATTCTTGTTGAGAGAAAGCTTCGTAAACATTATAGTAAGGCATATTAGTTTTAGTATATCTTTCTATAAACTTTCTTTTGTTGTGCATTCTATTATCGTCACCAGCAAAGAACATCTGACCTTCTGTAGCAGCTAGATTAGTTGCTGGATAGTCTTCTTCGTTATCTGCTTCTGTTTCTGCGGATAAGATAATATCCATGTACTCAGGATAAACTAATTCTGCGTACTCGTCAGTTAAATACTTAACAACTAATATGTTTGCAGCATCTCTTGCATAAATATCTTTTGAATTTGGATCTATGTAAATATCTAAAGGGTTAATAGACTTTATGCAAACTTCTCCTTTTCCTAAGTCAGCACTAGGATCTTGATAGATTTGCATTACTCCCATACCACCTACGTAGTAATCGTCTATAATCTTTTTTAATTCTTCGTCTCCAGATGATTTACTCCATATGTATTGAAATAAATCTGAAAAAACTCTTGCTGTCTGTCTATCCGAATCTTCTCTTGCGGTTGCTCTAAATTGTGGTGAGTTATATGTTAGTAATGATTTAGCTGTTTCTACGATAGGATGGATTCGATTTACTACGATTGGTGCTTGACCTCTACTTTCTAAGGTCTCTTGCTCTTCTGTGGTCCATTGAGCTCCTGCTCTAAACTCTATTGATTCTTGAAATTTGACAGCCCATGCTTCTCTTGAGCTTTTATATTCTGTGAATAGTTCACGGGATTTTTCTACTTCTTCTGGAATAACGTAAGCATCTATACCATCTTCATAACCAAAGACAACCTTATTGTCTTTTCTCGTCTGAGTCCTTGTCGATGCTGTTCGTTGCTTTATCTTGTTTGGCATTCCTTTTAACCTCTATATATCCTTCTGGAATGTTATATGTAGTAATTTTATCTAACTTACGTATAAATTCTTCGAAAGGTAAATCTTTTTCCATAAACTATCCTCGTAATTTATACACAAAGATGTCGCTTGTCAAGTCTTTTCTATAGCAACTTCCAACTTTTTCTTTGAGGTAGCCTATAATCTTCCTCTTTATAGACTAATTCTGCTTCATGTGCTGGTTTATAACAGTTTTTATTAGCGTAGTAGAAGCCATCTAACAAGTCATCATGCTTACCTCTAGGGTATAAAAGCAGCTCATCTTCTAATGATTGCATCTTTCTCTGTATAAAAACCTTACCATTTGCAAATAATGGCTGTAAACTCTCTAGTCTGTAAGACTTTCTAGTCCTTGGATTCTCTTTTATCTCTAGCCCTGGTATAAACATACCCATCTGTTCTGCTTGTTCTTTGATGTATTGACGTAACATTTCCTGATATCCTACAGATTCTATCCTAGTTTTAGCACTTTTAAAGTTTCTAAAGTTTTGTATGATAGCATCTGCCAAATCTAACGGTGTTGCTCTTTTTCGAAAATACGGCAATACCCAGCGGTTATTATCACCATCAACGGCAATATTAAAAATAACACTAT